AGCAACAAAAGCTTCGTTCAAAAATTGGGCGACAAAAAGCGGCGTTACTATAGATGCAAAGGTGGCTGTTTTAACAAGCATTGGTCTAACAGGACCACAGGCACAAGGCTTAATAGAGGATCAATATAAAGAACAATCATTGTTAGCAGCACCACAATAACCCATGCCGCGCCAATCTGAAAGAGTTGGCCGATCTGGAGAATACTTAGTAGCCTCGCTACTTTCTTTATACGCTGATACTGTATTGATAGTTCCACACAGCGCGGAGGCAGACATCATCTTTGACGTTGACCATACGCTATACAAGTGCCAGGTTAAAACACAATCTAAAATACAAACACATAGAGTGTCATGGCAGTTTGATTTTAGGCGTGGTGCGTTTACCAAAGACAGATACTACGAGGACAAAGCATTAGATGTTTATGCTTTGGTTGCTTTAGATCCGCAGAAGGTTTTGTTTACTTTTCCAAACGGCAAGAAGCAGATGACTATTACAGACGAGAAGTTACAGGCGATGGACTCGCTGAAAAATACTGAAGATCTATTTAAAGAGCTTCGATGTCAACAGACACCTTAGGATTATCGTAATGTTTAACAGAGTTCATACCTAAAGATATTAGATACTCAACCACTTTAGCTGGTTCTTTCTGTTCACTTTTACAAAAGTCCTTAAACTTTTTAGCAAGATGCTTGTTTATATATACAGGTTTCCTACCATTTCTTTCTTTTAAGATACGATCATCAAACTCATATAGATTCATAGTTACCTCATTTATCTAGCGAGAACTCTACAGAATATCTACCAATGTCAGCACCTTTGGCATCAACACCATGTACCATCTGCAACTCTAGGTCTATAAAGTGTTTCGCTTTTAACAAGTCAGTTACTCTATCAGACTTCTCGCCTTTGCTTCTGGTTATATACTTTAAACAACTACCTAGATTATAAGATAGTTTGTTTGCATATATATAGTCTATAGGTTGTATCTTGGATTGCTTGTAATGCGTTCCAGCTACTTGGTTGTTGGTAGCAAGCCTGTCTATAGCCTGATCCCATTCCTCTTCTGTTCCCATATTCGTATGTGCATATATTGTTTTATTCATAAAAATTCTCCGCTTTTTTTATTAGTATTACTTGTAAATTAGTAATATTGGTTTATTATAAACAAAAATATAAATAAAAGGGAAATTTATGGATATATTAGAAAAGAATTTTGACATATCAAACACCATAGAAGTTGATGAACTAGCGAAGCGTTGGGGAGTCAGCAAGAAAACAATTGATAATAGAAGATATAGAGGGCAAGGTCCTAGCTATTTTAAGATTGGTGGGAAGATACTTTATGATCTGAAAGATGTGCAAAAAATGGAAAACGATTCTTATATTTCTGTAGATGGCACACGCTAAACTAAGTCCTTCAGCAGCGAAGATATGGATGGCTTGTCCAGGTATGCCACAACTCTTAGCTTCTATGCAAGTAGAATACAAGGTTGGAATACCAGCAGCGACAGGTACATTGATTCACGAAATGGTAGAGACACTACTAAAAGGAAGGCTAAACAACCTAACACTAGAAGAATACTATCTTGGTACAACACACCATGTAGAGGACTTTGATATCACAGTTGACCAAGAGATGATTGATTGTGCTAATACCTATGTAGATTACATAGACCAAAGAATGATGGACTTGGATGTAGCAAGACCATTGATTGAAGAAAAAGTTAATATGCCAGAAATACATACAGACCTATGGGGAACAGCAGATGCGATTCTCATTGGTAAAGATATGATAGAAGTAATAGATCTTAAAACTGGTAAGTGGGCAGTTGAAGCTGACAACCCACAAATGCGTATCTATGCACTTGGTGCTTTATCCAGATACGGAGATGACTGCACAGTACAGTTCACAATAGTACAACCTAGAGGCTGGCACAAAGACGGCCCTATCAGATCATATTCCATATCAGCCATTAACTTGGTTGAATGGGCCTATGAAACTTTGAAGCCAGCTGCTGAAGCTTGCTACGAAGAAATACCCACATACAACTATAGTAAAGACGGATGCCGTTGGTGTAATGCTAAAGCTGAATGTGATACTTATAAACTAAACCAAAAGGGAGAATAATATGGCAGATCAAGAGCCAATAACTTTTAGCATCACAGAAGATGATGTTACTAAAGACTATAACCTAGATGACTTATCAGAAGAAGGTCAGACTGTTTATAGAAAACTAAACCTGTTACAAGCGCAGAAGAATGAACTTGTAGCTAACGCAAACTTTGAAGCAGAGAAGAATGACATCTTACAAGCGCATTACTTAAATGAGCTTAAAGGTCATCTGCCAGAAGATAAACCAAAGATTGAGGTGCAATAATGTCCTTAGCTAATATTAGACAGAAGGCAAAACTAAAGCCACCTATCATAGTTCTCTATGGTCCTGGTGGTATTGGTAAAACATCTTTTGGTGCAACTATGAATAAACCAATCATAGTGCAAGCAGAAGATGGTATAGGTAAGATTGAGTGTCCTCACTTCCCTGTAGCTAAAACTTATGTTGAACTACAAGATAATTTAAAGTCATTGATTGAAGAAGATAGCGAATATAAAACTGTCATAGTAGATAGTTTGGATTGGTTAGAAACTTTGATGCAAGACTATGTGTGTGAAAAGAATGGATGGCCAGATATATCTTCACCTGCTTATGGTAAAGGCTATGCCGCTTGCCTAGAGATATGGAAAGAGTATTTAAGTTTATTAAATCAGTTGCGAGACAAAGGCTTTACTGTCTTACAGATTGCACATAATGAAGTAAGAAGATACGAAGATCCATCTAGCGAACCACATGACAGACACCAGATTAAGTTGCATAGAAAAGCAGCTGACTTGGTTATAGAACATAGTGATGCAGTATTCTTTGCTAACTACAAGATAGGTACTATCCAAGTAAAAGGTAAAGGCGGTGGTATGACTACTAAACTTAAGCAAGGAGATAGAACTATCTTTACGCAAGAGACACCTGGATTCCAAGCTAAAAATCGTTTTGGTTTGGATAATGAGATGCCGTTTGAATGGCAGGCTATTAGAGAGCAGATGTTGAGATGAGTGAAGTAGCTGAAGTAAACGAACACTTTTGTGATGATAAGCCACAGTATGAAGAAGGCTTCTGTAATTACTGTGGTTCAAAAGAAGATGAGTGTTCAGAATATAAATGTTGGATTAAATAAAAAAGGAGAAAGAAATGGATTTAACAAATTTTAATGTAGATGCGTCAAGCGAAGGCAAGACAGCAGTAGAGCCAGGTAGACACGTTCTGCATTGGCAGGGCGAGGAAGAGGCGTTAGTAGAAGGTAGAAATGGCTGGCGTGGGTGCAAGATGTATTTTGAGATTGATGGTACGAGCATCAGACTTAATCATACTTTTACTGTTGGTCACGATAACCCTAAATATGTAGATAGTGGTATCAAGTCTATGCTACTTATGGGTCAAGCAATGGGAATACAAGAGCCACCAAAAGATACTTCATCAGCCTTTATGGGTAAGAGTGTATCTGCTGAACTAATCAAAGATGACAATGGTTATCTAAAGATTAACGAGGACTGGGGTAAGACTTGGCAATCTACTAATAAAAAAGCTAAGCCAGTTGTAGAAGATGACAATATCAAAGCTGGTCCAAGTGATGCAGACTTAGATGCAATGGGTACTACTGTGGCGAGTGAGGATGACTTACCATTTTAACCCTAAGAACAGGCCTACGCTGTGTGCTTATTGTAAGCGCCCAGCAGGTCCGTTTTTAAAAGAGGATGGAGAACACTGGCTTGGAGCGTGCTGTATGGCTCATTTAAAAAAGATTGGAGAGGGAGAAAGACTACCCAACAAAGCACAATTAAATGATTTAGGGATAGAGTATTCTATAGCACAAACCAAAGATTTATATACAAAACTAGCAATAGAAGAAGATCAGAAACCATTACATAAATGGGAAAGGGATAAACGAAAAAAAATCTTTACTAATATAGTTAGGGAATATCTAAACTGGGCAAACGTGCAAGCCGAGTTAGATGACGAGAGAGCTGCAAATGGATTTAACAAAGTACCTGAAAAAAGGCGTAGTCTATAACGACTTAGGTTTTAGTACAGGAAAGAGTACACACGAATTAATAAACGAGATGCAAGCACAAGGATTGCTTGTAGACTTCTTAGAAATTACTGGCGAGATAATCAGAGTGCCAGTCAAAGCAATAGCATCAAAGCCTGACTCTGGGCGACAGAAGTCTGGATACTATGTAGTAAATAGTGTTGGCGAACATATGTTTTGTACTTATGGTAATTGGAAAACTGGTTTTGAGGGCAAGTGGTCAAGCATAGATACTAACCAACTTAGTATCGTAGATAGACAAGCACTACAAAAACAAATGGAAGAGGCTAGTGCTAAGTCGCGAGCAGAAAGGAAACAGAGACAAGATGAAGTTGCAATTGAGGTAGAAGAACGTCTTAAAATTTGCCACGAAGCAACTGAACATGAATATCTCACGAATAAAAAAGTTAAAAGTTATGGGTTGAAGCAGTTAAATGGTAATTTAATTGTTCCTGTCTATTCTACTACAGGACAGGTTCGTTCTCTACAGACTATCAATAAAAAGGGCGAGAAAAGGTTTAAGTCTGCTTCAGAAATCAAAGGTAATGTATTTTTAATTGGTACAACCTTACAAGATCTAAACAATATAGAAAAATTAATTTTAGTTGAAGGCTACTCAACTGCCGCTTCAGTATATGAAGCAACCCAAATTCCTGTAGCTTGTGTATTTAGTGCCAACTTCTTGTTGGATGCAGCCTCTAATTTACGCAAGCTAACAGGTGCTAGATTTATTCTTGCACTTGATAATGATGAGAGTGGTGTGGGAGAGAAGAAGGCGCAAGAGTGTTGTGCGAGTGTGCCAAATACAGCAGTAAGATTACCGAGCGAGCGCGGAGACTATAACGACTTATATTTAAAACATGGTTTAGATAAAGTAAGAGCCGAATTAGTGGATCACAAACTAGGAATCCAGAAGTATGCGATTCGTAATCTAGTAGGTAAGCCTGAGCCACAAAAGTTTTTAGTTGACGGACTAATTCCTATTGGTAAGCCTGGACTGTTAGCGGCTAGTGGTGGGGTTGGTAAGTCCCTAAGTGTCATACAGTTAGCTTTAAGAATAGCGTGCGGAGGTGGGCGCTGGTGGGGAAAGGATGTAAAAGAGCGCGGAAATGTAATAGTTCTTTGTGCTGAAGATGATTTACCAGAGATACACAGAAGGCTTGATTTATTAGACCCAAGAGGAGAAAGATTTAATAGTCAGTATGAAGTTTATGTATTTCCAATTCCAGAACAAAAAGAACCAATGATATTGTTAAGAGAAGAAGGTATAACACCACAGGCAACTGAACTTTTAGAGGAAATATCTTCTATACCAAATTTAAAATTGGTTTGTTTTGATCCTCTGCAAGCATTTACAACAGGGAATGTTAGTAGTAGTAATGAAGTTGGCCAGTTATGGGGTTCTTATTGCGCAAACATATCAGCTAGACTCAAATGTACAACGCTCACAGTACATCATTTAAACAAAGCTGGTCTTACAGTTGATTCAGATGACTCTATGGTGCAGAGAACTAGTGTGAGAGGTGCTTCAAGTTTGGTCGACTCACAAAGATTTTGCCTGACAATGGCTCTTGGAGATGTTGAAACTTGCGAGCGTATTTGCGAGGAGCAACGAGTACCATATGACAGAATGGCCGTTGTGAAAGCATCATTAGTTAAATCTAATTCTGGTAATGTTGATTATAGTACTAAAACATTATTTAGAAAGAATGGTGTACTTGAACCATTAGAAGAATTACAAAATCCTATGGCACTTTATGATAATTTTTAAAAGGAGAAAGAAATGAATGTATTAAGTTTATTTGATGGAATGAGTTGTGGCAGGATTGCTTTAGAACGTCTTGGCATACAAGTGGATAATTATTATGCAAGTGAGATAGATAAATATGCTATCCAGGTAAGTCAAGCCAATTACCCAAACATTATACAAGTTGGTGATGTGACTGAATTAGATACATCTACACTACCAAAAATAGATTTAATTATGGGCGGTAGCCCTTGTCAAGG